TCCATACCGAGTCTTAAATCCAATCTTAGGCTGGAAGGTAGAAGCATCAACGGCTCTTACCATCTGTAGTGGGACATATGGACAGTAGAAAATACCAGCATCATACTGGCTTTCACCGCGATATCCAACACAGACGTAGTTAGTCGATGCGTATGGGTCAACATAAACCTTAGTTCTGCCATTGAGAACACCAACGAAGGTGTTACCAGTGTCATCAACATCTAGTTTACTGAATGCAGGGGCTGAATCAAGAATACCAGTCATTGAAAGAGCGGAAGCGACATCTGATGAACAGATGACGATGTTACCCTTACCACGACGAGTGTCCTTGGCAATTTGGTTTGCTTCGCGTTCGATTTGGAAAACCAAACCACGGAAGCGTTCTGCTGACCAACGGCCATCAGAGTCACGAAGAACATCGTAGACACCCGCAGTCTGGTATGAACCCTCAACAGTAATACCAGCACTTGGGTGAACCGAGCCACCGTGACTAGTTAGCGTTGTATTGGCTAGGTCAGTTTGGTCTGCACCAAGAACTGCTTGCTCGTAGATGTTACGAATAACTTCGCGGTTGATTTCAGCAAGAATCTCAGTGCTAAGAATGTTAGCGAGTTCTGCTTCTGCATCAAGTCCGTGAACAGCCTTGAGGTCTTGTGCGAGTTCTACGGAGTACTCAGCCTGGAGGGCACGAGTCTTCGCTTCAACTGCTACACGCTCAATGCTGAATGCCATCTCGTTAGGAACAAGACCTTCAGCCTGATTGGTTGAGAAACCTTCACCAACATCGTAGGTCCCACTGAGTGGGTCGGTTCCAATGTGGGCACCAGTACCACCACCAGTTACACCAGCGGCAAGGGCTGCGCCTCTTGCGGACTGACCAGTTTGGGCTTCGTTGTAGAATGCTTCACTATCAGGAGTGTCAGTGACACCAACATACTTGGCTCTCATCGCAAAGATAAGTCCAGTAGGTCCGGTCATTGGTTGAACACCACAGATGTCGTATGCCATTAGATTAGGCATTGAACGACGAACGAGTGAAATTAGTACGGGGTCAAAGGTGCTGACGTTACCATCAGTACCACTTTGAAAGTGAGGGGAACCGCCAATGCCCATTGCATTAGTTGGTGACGCTTCCATTAGTGCCTGCTCTTCGTTTTCTAGAAGGATAGTTGTTACGTTACGCTTGTAACTATCCGTAATAGTGGGAAGGTCGGGATGTTCTAGAACTGGCTGCCACTTCTTTTGAAGTTGTTCAGCGAGTAGTGCTTTATCTTCCATTTTCTTTTCTCCTTGGGAAATTTTAATTAATACTTTTTGTAAAGTAAGTTTGGGTTTAAATGAATTACGCTTTTCCGTTGCGTGGAACTGCTGATGTGCGACTGATTGATTTAACATAGTTGTTAATCATTCCGCCATAAACTGGGGCTTCTTCTGCGAGAGTGTTCTCTTCGGAATCTTCAACGGTGTCATTGACAGGAGCGTTAAAGTAACTTTCCTTAAGAAGTCCTAGTTTGTCTGTGTATTGTTCAGTGCTATCGAACTCAAGTCCTTCTGCAAGACTACGAAGTTTTTCAGTGTCAGTATCGGTAAGGTTGCTGGTCATTTCAGCAAATACCTTGACACATTCAAGACCATCGTTGTTCTTACAGAGAACGACATTGGCTTCGAGTTGTTCGTTTAACTTAGTTTCGAGTGCTTCGACCTTTTCGTTTGCTTCAGCAAGTGCATCGAATCGTTCTTCTGGAACTTCGATGTTGTGACTTTCGAAAAGAGTCTTAAGGTCGGTAATGAACGACTCAGAAATTTCATTCTTGAGTCCGTGTTCAATAGCGATTTGATTGTCTTCCATCCACTCTTTGATGACATAGTTTAGATAGTCATCGAGTTTCTCTGATAGTTCAGTGGAGACACGGTCGGTTTCTTCTGCAAGAGCAACATCAAAAGATTCTTGAATCTCTGTACGAAGTACTTCTTCACGCTCGCTCAATGCGGCAGTAAAGATAGTGGTTGCTTTGTTTCGGAAATCTTCAGAGAGGTCTTCGCCACCAAAGAGAGCATCCATATGCTCTGCGGTTGCGGAAGCGGAAGATGCCTTAGCATCTACTGTCTTCTTGTTCTTCTCTGCATCACCATCTTTGGCTTCGGGGTCTGGTACTACTGCACCCGCACCGTCGGCACTATAGATGTCCTCATCTTCAATACTATCTGTATTGACAGAGGGCGACTCCTTGGGCTTTGAACCCTTGGCGTCAACATTGACTGCACCCTTTTTATCGGGCTTTACTTCTGTGGATACTTCGTCGAGGGTGACTTTTTCACTCTCAAGAATGTTCTTTGCTACTGCTATGATGTCTTTGTCGGACATAGGAAATCTCCTTTGACTTGTTTAAAATGCTACTATATGTATATTTTTTAAAAATTAGACAAGAAATGTTTGAATATGATTAGTTTGGCTTCTTCAATTTGTGTCTTATCTTTGGCTGATAAGATAAACTTTTTATATTTATCAATAACTTTAGGTTGAAGAATACCATTCTCCCACACCCATTCTTTGCCTTCCATAATACCATTTACAAAGGCATCTGGAGCCGAGGGGTCTGCAACGATATCAACTGCGGCTAACATAAAGTCTTCTTGGACTTCATTTACCCCGTCATCGTTTTTCTTAAGTGAACCCATACCTCTTGAAGAAACACCGAGTTGTGCCCCTTCATCAATTAGGTTTTTTACGATATTCCCATAAGGAGTATCTAAAATCTTTGCTTTACCAATGATATTATTGCCGTCCTCTTTAAGTTCGGTAATAATATGTGAAACTCTTTCGAGGTTGAGACTTGGTCCTTCTGGATGACCAAGTTCTCCCATTGCTCTTTTACTCTCAACTAGGTCTTTGGTATAACGAGAAACTTCCTTCATAAGAGTCCCTTTAGGGTACATCCTGCCGTTGCGGTTCTTTTGCTCTGCTTGCATAAAGATACCTTCAATGAAGTGGCTTTTAGTTCCAGTTTCTTCATTGGCTTCAATGATGTATTTCACATCTTCGGTTGTTTCTGTTATGAGTCTCATTTCATTCCTCGCTGGTTGTTTTTTCGTAATCGATTGGATTTACTGTAACGGGTGCATCAATCACATCGGCAGTTGCATCGAAGCCAGGAATTGGTTCTGCCGCATCTGCGTCTTTGTCTTTTCCAATGGATTTTGCAACTTCTACTTTCTTGTCTGCCATTGCTTCAGCAGATTTATTGTAAAGAAGGTCTTGTACTGCATCTCTTGCACGGTCTAAATTCTTTGACCTAATTGCGTCCATTACATCTTTGGTTGTGATTGGTTCGGTTTCACTATATGGCATATTAAATTCCTTTAGTCTGGTCTTCTACGAATTTCATAACCTTGTTATGATTTTCTTTATTTATAATAAACGCCTCTCTGAACTTGCTTTTATTTGACACATCTAGGTGGTCATAGACAAGTTTTACATTTTGAGCCGTTGTTTCATCGATATCAACTTTTGTTCCGTCCATCAGTTTGTCAACAAACAAATCTAAGTCAAATGACTCCTTATATACCCTCTTAAGCATACCCCAGAGCCAATGTTTCTCATTTTCGAGTTCATCTTCCATACCAAATTCATCTGCAACTGCAAAAGCAGCCTCTGTACTATTATCAAACTTTCGTTTGTTTTTATTAATCCATTTTGATACTTCTGACTTTGTAAGGACTGCTTCTGCAAGAAAAGCCTCAAAATTATCATCAACGCTTTCCATCGTAGAACTTTTCTTAACGTGTCGTCGTGCTTCTCTTTTTGCGATTCTAGGACCAGGGAAAACTTCCCATCGCTTATCATCAATATACACAACAACAGGTTTTGTTGCACCAAGTCCAAGAGACTTGATTACAACATTCTTTCCATTGACTTCAAAGGAATCAATAAAGATTTCCTTTTCTAGTCTTGGGTCAAGAGCAATTTCTGGAGAGTCAACAGACACTTCTGCTTCTGCGGGTGCAGGCGCGGGAGCGGGTTCTGTTTTCTTTTCTGCTTCATTGATAAAATCTTTGAAGTTCTTAGACATCAATAGTACTCCTCCGTGCCTGTAGTAATGAGACCCTTTTCTCGTTCGCCTTGAATCTCTTTGTCCATTTCCTTAATTTCTTCTTCAGATTGATGAAGAATATGCTTACGAATCCACTCGATAGAATAATACTTACCGATGTGTTCGTTCATAGAGCCTAGGAGGTTCATTCGTTCTGTTAGGATTTCGTTGTTCTTAAGTTCGGTGAAGTATGAATCTCTGGCAAAGTCGAATTGAACATCGTCCTTAATCTTTTGCCAGTCATCTTCTTTCATAATTCCCTTAAGGACTAATTGTACTCTCATTGCTGCCGAGAACAATTCAGCGAATTTTTGTCGCTGTTTCTCAATGAATTTAAAGAACTTGAGTTCATCACGATTGATTTCCGAAGATTTGCCCATATTAAATCCATTGTCAGATTCAAGTCGGCTAATTGGAACATTCAATGCACGGTACAGTTTCTTCTTGAAGTATTCAACATCAGTTATTTCTCCAAGGTTTTCACCACCAGAGAGTGTGTCGATTTCTGTACCACGACCGCCTTCACGACGAGGTAGCCAGAAGTCTTCAAGCATTGACATATGCTTTTTGTCATCACGAATCTCACCAGTGTTTACGTCGTAAACTAGTTTATTTCTATACCGATTCATAATATCACGAAGATATTGTTCTGCTTTGTTCTTCGGCAAGGAACCAACGTCGATGTAGAAGATGCGGCGTTCGGGGGCGCGAGATATCCTATAGATAACCACCGCATCTTCTATCATTCGAAGTTGGTTTAGTGGTTTGATACATTTGTGAAGATTTCCATATACTCTTCTCTTGTCTATGTCGAACATTCCAGAATGACTATAGATGATAGAGTCAGGATGAATTTTAATTCCTTCTTGAGAACCGTCAGCAAAACCAAGTCTATCATCTCTATCCAATTCGGTATATACGAAGAATTCTTCTACATCTGTAATGACCTTAATGCCGTTATCATTTGTTTCTTTGTTTATTTTTCGAATCTTTCGAATCGAAGTAGCATCAATGGGACGAAGTTCTTTAATTCCCTGCTTTTCGTTTTTATCGTCGATTACAATATGGTAATATGATTTACCATCAATGTACCATTTACGGAACATTTCATATCCTCGAACACTAAAATGGAGAAGTTTTAGAATGTGTGCAAATTCATCTTGCATTTTTGTTTTAATAGAATCTGGTAGGTCAACCTGTTCCAAATCCATCTCAACTGTTTTCTTAATATCGTCTTGAACAATTGCTTCGTTCACGATATCGTCGATAGCCGCATCCACTTCTGCGTGGAGAGACATCTCTCTGTATTTCTTGATTAAATCAATATCGTTTTTAATGTTTCCATCAAAATCGACGTACTGACCAAAGAAATTACCAGATTCGATGGTGGTAGCACCATCATCGTAATCGGGCGGGACAAAAGATACAGGACGACGAATGGTTGTTTCTAATCCAACCTTATTCGCCCGATTCTTTTTCCCAATAGTAAATCCAAAAAAGTCAACTGGCATAATATAATATCCTTTTACTACTGTGTGTTAGGTTCAACTATCGGTTGCAGGAGAAGTCCACCACTGGTACGACATTGTTACTGAGAATTCAGCAAGATTGTCATTATTATCAAAAGCAACTTCGTATGCACCTACAGTCTTAGGCCAACAACCAACAAAATTGTACGTTCTATTTCGGCTTCCTTGTCTATCCAACCAGTGAATCTTCCAGTCCTGAAAGAGTGGTGTACTAATGTCACCAATATCAGAAGTATTAGATTGTGCTTCTTGGAATGTTTGGTGCCATTGTTCAAACTTATCTCTAAGGTTGTGGTCTGCATCTTCGAGAATAGTTAGTTCCCAATCACCGTAAGTTCTGTCGCCTGGCATCTTAAATTGACGGCCACGCCAAGGAACAATGATTTCACCAATCTCTGAAGCAGGGATTGATGCTGATTTACACATAAACTTGAGGAGCCCAGCATCGCTGTTGTTGCCGATTGCACCCTCTACTTCAAAGAGGTTGCCTCTTGCTCCACCGTTCTTTAGTGCTTGTGATTTGAATTCGTTTAACATCTGTGATATCTCCTTTAAAGTATTTAGGTGGGGCAACCGAGGTCACCCCACCAAATACCAGATTTTTTAAATTACGCCCCTGCGATTTCTTCGAAAGCAACACCCGTTCGTACTGCTACAAAGTTGAGTTGAATGAAGTTGATAGAACGAGCAGGTTTGATGAAGATGTCTGCAACGAATTCGTTGCGGTCGATTACTTCACCAGTATTGTTAGTCTCGTCGCATACAACACGGAAATCGTAAATACCTCTTCGTCCTTGAACGTCTCGTAAGAATGGTGTTACCATATTTACGAAGTTCGAACGAGTGAACTCATCATTGAATTCAAAGAGTTGGTACTTAGCGGCAGTTGCAATTGCTTTCTCAAGAACGATGAAGAGTCGGCGTAC